CCCACTCCAGAAGTACTCGCAGTTCCATACTTTAATCAAGTAGATAACTACAGAGATGCACATAGAACTTGTAACAGTTCATCGTGTGCTATGTGCCTTGCTTTCCTCAAGCCAGGTAGCATCAAAGGCGATGATGAGTATGTTAAAAAAGTGTTTGAGATTGGTGACACAACGGATCACGCTGTCCAGACAAAAGTTCTGGCAGGTTATGGAGTTAAGTCACACTTTAGTTACAATCTTTCTTTTGGTGATATTGATAAAAGTCTTGACGCTGGGAAACCTGTCGTTATTGGTATTCTCCACAGGGGTTCTCTTTCTGCACCTACTGGTGGGCACATGTGTGTTGTAATTGGAAAGACTCCAGATGGCAAGGGGTATTTTGTCAACGATCCATATGGTTCATGCAATGACAATTACACTGGACCTGTAACAAATGGTAAGAAGACCATTTACACAAAAGCAATGCTTAAGCATCGTTGGTGCCCGGGTGGCAACGATGGTTGGGGTAGAATTTTCGACTGATAGGAGACACAACAATGGCAAAAGTAGATTTACACAACTTCTTTCAATTCTATGATGAGAGAAATCCTAACCACGTCAAAGCAGTTCAGTGGTTAGAGGATAATCTTCCAATTAAATATCTGGAAGATAATGTAGAGTGGGCGGAGACCTTTAGAGGAAAAAAGACTAGTGCTGCATCAGCAACCCCTGCTGCTGCAGCTCCTGTAACAGGTGGTGATGATGTTCCTATGATGGGCATCAAATTGATCAAAGAGTTTGAGGGATGTCATCTAAAGGCATACCCTGACCCTCTGACTGGTGGACTTCCAATCACTATTGGTTGGGGTTCCACTCGTAAGAAAGATGGTTCAGCATTTAAAATGGGCGATACTCTCACACAAGCAGAAGCTGATGCACTTCTCATCGAGCAATGCAAGAAAGAGTTTCTCCCTGCTTTAAGAAAAATTCCTCATTGGGGTGAAATGTCAGATGGAAAAAGAGGGGCTCTGCTCAGCTTCGCTTATAATCTTGGTGCTGGTTTCTACGGTGGCTCTAACTTTAATACTATTACTAAACGCCTGAAGAATAAAGAGTGGGACCAAGTTCCCGATGCTCTTTATCTTTATCGTAATCCTGGTTCAAATGTAGAAGCAGGACTAGCACGTAGAAGAAAAGCAGAAGGTGAATCCTGGAAGAAGGGATAAATAGTTACAATCATAACTGATTCTTGATCTTTTGGTCTGAATCTACATAGTCCGAGTCCTCTAGGACTTGGTGAATACTTTACTCTTAACAAACTTCGGTCTGTTTTGTTTAGTACACATCAAGTAATAGAGGACTTTTTATGTCTTACACCACAAGGGCGCTCGCAGCAGCGTCTGTCCTTCTGCTTGGGGCTCCAACAGCAGTTTTAGCTCATACCAATTCTATCGGATATGTCGGTGGGGGCAATGGGTCAGTTACATTCTGGTATGGAAACTGGCATCCAGGAACTAACTTTAATGAGGGAACTTTAACTTTACAGGGCATCAATGGAAATGCATTTTCGCCAACAACTGTCAACTGGAGTTTAATATCTGCAACAACTCCAGATGGTCTCATTCCTGGAACAAACTATTTCACTTCTAATGGTTCTCAATTAGTTCCATATGATACTAGTATTCAAACTTCATATGCTTGGCAGGGTGTAACTTTCACTGGACTTTCCGCTGGTGATTATCAGTTTACTTATAATGCTGCAGGGTCTCCAACAGTCAACTGGATGCCAATGGATAATATTATCTTATCCAGCACTCTGACTCTTTCTGCAGCAGCACTTTCTGGTGATGCAAACCAAAATGGTGTTCTTGACATTTATGAAACTGGTGGAACACCTCCACCACCAACTCTTGTAAGTTCTAGTACAGTTAATAATGTAGTTGCATCTGTCGCTGTTCTTGCTCCTGTATCTGCAACAACTGTTACTCATACTGCAACAGAAGATGATGGAGTGCAGAGAGTGAATCGTCACACTCAAACTGATGTGACAACCACTTCAGTTACAACCACAACTACAACACCAGTCACAACTGATACTTATAGTGATAACTCAACCGTAGTTACAAATGGAACTGCTGTTGTAACCACGTCACAATCAAGTGTTGTCGCAACCTCTCACGATTATGCTGACTTCTATGGTCGTGTAGACCAGCACGAAGTTATGGATAAGATGGGTGAAGGACTACAAGGACTTCTCAATCACGAACCATCTCAATCAAAGGAAAAGGTTAGAGTCTTCAGTAAGAACTACTATGCCTGGTCTCAAGGTGAAGAAGGATACTCTGGAACTTCATTTATCTATGGTGGTGGTTTAGAAATTGATATCAAACCAGCCTGGACTATCGGTGGTCAATATAATAATGTAACTCTAAACCTGAATGGAACTGATAGTGCTTCTAAACTGCTGAAGAGTCACTATGGTGTCTTCAATATGTTCAGAGGTAATACTTTATCACTTTTAACTAATGCTGGTCTTGCTCAAAACAACTATTCTGTTTCCAGAAATGTTGCTGGAGTTTTCAATAATGAAAGTCAGACTGCTGGACAAGAGTGGTGGGTCAGTAACAGACTTTTCTTCCACGCTCATAAGAACATAACTCCTTTCGTTGGACACACTGTTCGTAACTACACAAGAAACGCATTCACCGAATCTGGTTCAATTCAATCGGCAAGAAGTGTTGAAGGTGTCAATGAGACTTACAATGTTGGTGAAGCAGGTCTGAGACTTGAGACACGTTTTGGTGGTAAGAAAAAGAATCTATTTGGTGTAAGTGTTGAAGGTTCTTATGCAACCGATAATGCTATTGAAGCATCAGCAACTCTTGATTATAAAGAAGTCATTAGTCTTCAGGGAGTTCATCAAATTAATAATGGTGTAAGTAACACAGCAGTGTCCGCAAATGTTAAATTTAGGTTCTAAAAACCTAAATAACAAAGAACATCAATCTGAAGACTGATGGATAACAAAAAAGAAAAAGCTATGGGACAAGTTATTCGTGTTGCTATTTTGAGTTGGTCTGCCGCTCTCCTGACTGCTAGTTATGCAGGTATGCTTTCCAAAATGGATCCGACCTTCATCGCTACTGTCTTTACTGCTTCTGCTGCCACTTTTGGTATTAACACCATGAAGAAGGGTGATGATGAGCATAAGGAAGAGCCCAAGAGAGAGGAGACTGTTGTAGAAGCACCTCCCGAACCACCTGCTGCTGAAGCACCAGTATCTCTTGAAGAAAGAGTTGAAGTTCTTGAAGGTCAAGTTCAACCTCGCACCCCTGGAGCGTGATGGCAAAGTCCGCAAATAAGAATAAAAAAGGTGGTGCTGGTTCTGCAAATAATAAAAAGCAGAACTCTGGCAATGCGAATGCAAACAAAGCAAAGAACGGCGGTAAGAAAAAGTGAGGCATTATGCCACGAGAGTGGAACACTCCTGTAAGGGAACCCTGGAACCCTGTGATTAAAAAGTGTCTAGATGCTGTCGATGAACATACTCGACAGCATCTTAAGACAGGTGATGAATGGCACCTCTCTCAAGCACAAATATTACGAAAGTATGTAAAAGACTTAAAAGTTTGGATACATAAAGAAGAAGGTTGGTGGAATGAATGAAAAAACTCCTCACGGCAATTGGTTTGTCATTAACTTTAGTCGCTCCGGTTACAGCAGAATCAATTAAAGCATCACATCCAGTTGTAAAAGATTACAGCATCGCAGCGATGGGTTGTATGATACTTCTGGATTGTTATGAAGGAATTGAAAAAGTGTCTCCAGATAAAGACTTTGGAGAACGATTCGTTTTGTTTAAAGATGAAATTAAAAGAATACTGACTGCACTTGATAAACTTGGTATTGCAGTTTATATCGGTCACGAAAGATATTTTACAAGAAGCACATCGGGCATCTATAAACCAGATTACAATCGTCTGTTTATCAATAGAAATCTTTTGGATGACCCCAGAGAGTTTTTAGGCACACTCCGCCACGAAGGTTGGCACACAGTTCAGGATTGTATGGGAGGTGGATTAGAAACATCATTTATGGCACAAGTTCATCAGGACAATGAAATCCCCAACTGGTTAAGAGAAAGAGTCACAAGAATTTACAGCATTGCTGGAATGAGTCGTGCTGTGCCCTGGGAAGTTGATGCAAACTGGGCGGAAGAACAATCGAATGTGACTGCTGAAAAATTAGAGATGTGTGCTAAAGGACCATTGTGGGAACAGATTACTCCAACACCAATGACGAAGGAATGGTTAATTGGTTGTGGATATATGAAACCTCAAGATAAATTGCA